TGGCAACGCAGATGCCGTGCCGCAGCCGCCGGAGCGGTGCTTAAGCCGTCAGGCGGGAATTGTGCGGTGTTGCCTTAAATACTATCTTATTTATTATAGGGGATTGTACGATGGTGCGCAAGAGAATTTGCACCAAACAGGAAAAAGACTCTTGCTTTTAGAAATAAAAGTGATGTATAATAAAGCGTCCATTTATTTGTGGTAGTTGTGGAGAGGATGGTATATATGGCGACAAAGTACGTTTTTGTTACTGGCGGCGTGGTCTCCGGCTTGGGCAAGGGCATCACAGCAGCCAGCCTGGGCCGTTTGCTGAAAACCCGCGGCCTGAAGGTGGCTTCTCAAAAGCTGGATCCTTATATCAACGTGGATCCCGGCACCATGAGCCCGCTACAGCACGGCGAGGTGTTCGTGACTGATGACGGAACCGAAACCGACCTGGATCTGGGTCATTATGAGCGCTTTATTGATGAAAACCTGAACAAGTACTCGAACCTAACAACGGGCAAGGTCTATTGGAACGTGCTGAACAAGGAACGCCAGGGCGCTTATCTGGGCCAGACGGTGCAGATCATTCCCCACATTACCAACGAAATCAAGAGCTATATCTACAATCTTGCCAAAAGCACCGAAGCCGATGTTGTCATCACCGAAATCGGCGGTACCACCGGTGATATTGAGAGCCAGCCTTTCCTGGAGGCCATCCGCCAGGTTGGCATTGAGCAGGGCATGGAAAACTGCTGCTACATCCATGTGGTTCTGGTGCCCTATATTTCCGGCTCGGACGAATATAAATCCAAGCCCGCCCAGCATTCCTGCAAGGAACTGCAGGGCATGGGCATCGCCCCCAACGTCATCGTGCTGCGTGCCGATGGCCGCGTTGGCAGCGATATCAAGCGCAAGATCAGCATGTTCTGCAATGTGCGCCCTGATTGCGTGATTGAAAACCTGACCATGCCCAGCTTGTACGAGTGCCCGCTGATGCTGGAAGCTGCCGGCCTGACCAACGTTGTTTGCCGTCAGCTGCACTTGGAAACTCCGGCCAGCGACCTAACCGAGTGGAAAGAGCTGATCTCCCGCATTGCCACCCGCAGCAAGACCTGCACCATTGCCCTGGTTGGCAAATATGTCAAGCTGCATGACGCATACCTGAGTGTAATGGAGTCCCTGTATCACGCCGGCTTTGAGAATGAGTCCAAAGTGGAGATCCATTGGGTGGACAGCGAAAACCTGCTGGATCAGGAGCGCTGCGCTGAAGAGCTTTCCGGTGTGGATGGCATCATCCTGCCCGGCGGCTTTGGCGACCGCGGCATTGAGGGCATGATCCAGGCCGCCCGCTATGCACGGGAACAGAACATCCCGTATTTTGGCATCTGCTTGGGTATGCAGATTATGGTTATGGAATATGCCCGCGATGTGCTGGGCTATGCCGATGCCAACTCCAGCGAGTTTACGCCGGACGGCGAGCACAATGTTATTGCTCTGATGCCGGACCAGCAGGGGAACATCCCGAAGGGCGGCACCATGCGCCTGGGCAAGTACCCCTGCATTACCGCCGAGGGCACCAAGCTGCGTGAGTGCTATGGCAAAGAAGAAATTGACGAACGCCACCGCCACCGCTATGAGTTCAACAACGACTACCGTGCAGAGATGCAGAACCACGGCCTTGTGATCTCCGGTACCAGCCCGGATGGCCGCCTGGTGGAAGCTGTTGAGCTGCCCGGCCGTGATTTCCATGTAGGCGTACAGTTCCACCCCGAATTCAAGAGCCGCCCCAACCGCGCACATCCCCTGTTCAAGGGCTTTATCGCTGCTGCGCTCAAGTACCAGCAGGAGCACACCATCACGGACCATCAGCCGATGGCAGATTGATCGGCATCCTGACACCATAAATACCACAAGGCACCGAACCTGTAATTGGCCCGGTGCCTTGTTTTTATGTGTTATATTTTGTGTGGATTATGCGGGAACAAAAAACAGATTTTCAGGATTCTGTCTCTTTTTCTCTTTTGTTTACCTCTCTCTCGCTGGCTTCCACCATCGAGATCACGTTCAGCAGCACCAGGCGCACCACGGCGGGGTGCAGGCAGCTGTTGTTGATGGCGTTGATGACGGACTTTTGGAGTTCTTCAATTTTTGCGGTTGTGGTCATTTCATCACCCTTTCTGCCATCGGGGAGCCGGAATATTCCGGGCGCGGATAGCTTGTATCTTCGGTTCGCGTGCCGCCGCAGGCTGCCAGCGTAAGCGGGATGACCAATGCAAGCACCAACAGCAAAGCCAACGTGGCCAAAATCTGCATGAATTTCTGCATTAAATCTCCCTCCCGTTCACACTCAAAGAACCGCATTCAATTCTGCCGGGGATTTCAAACTTGCTGGCATTGCAGTGGATGACCTTATCTACCTGGTCAATGGCAATGCCCACAAACTCGCTGGTGGCCCCGCCGGAGGAATAATCAAAGCTGGGGTCGCCGGTGGAGAACCAGCCTAAAAACGTGTAGCGGGAGTTATCGCCAATATAAGATTTGCCGTACCGGCTGCTTAACACACCGGTCAGGTTGTTTTCCCAGTACCAGCGGATGCGCCCCGTGTCAATGTCCACACGAGTGCCAGCATCTTTGCCCATACGAATCCAAGCATTGTCCAGGTCATAAGTGGTTGTGCGCGCCTTATTGTGAATCTGCCCGGTGGTAATGTTTCCGCCGTTGATAATGGTCTTGTCCTGGTTCCAGGTGCTCAAATCCGAAAAAGTTACCACGCCGGATAGGTTGATCTGTGCGCTGGTGATCTCTGTTCCGCCTGTCGTCAGCTTGATGGTGCTGCTGGTTCCGCTTGTGCTGGCCGTCAGCTTAATTTCGTTCACAGTCTGCTTGATCTCGGTTTTGGTTTCGTTGGCGGTCAGATAGTCGCCGGTGCTGGCCGTCCAGGCAGTGGGGGCGTTGCCCATCTGCACCATGGGGTGCATAATGGTCAGATCGTTGGTAACGGTGGCGTTATCGTCCGCGGTACTCACAAACAGACCGTCTGCATAGCCGTCCGCGGTCGCCGTGAACGCCGCCCAGCGCAGCTTCCAGCCGTTATCCAGCGCAATGTCCTGCTTTGCATTTTTGAACGCGCTGCCATAGTAGGCTTTGGTTCCGCTGGGGGATTTGGTTTCAAACTGCAAAAACAGGCTGTCCGTGCCGGAGTTGAGCTTGTACAGTACCGATGCACAATAGGTCATGCCCTTGGCAATCACCAGCGTTTTGTCCGCACCAAAGTGGAAGCGAGTGTTCCGCACCTTATTGGTCACTCGGACGGATTCACCGGTGATAGTGTAGCTGCCTTTTTTGCTCAGGTCATTGCCGCCTGCATCCAGGGTCGCATTGTTCCAGTCGTCGGTGCCCACAATAATATTGTTGCCGCCGGTGATCCGCTGCGTTACCGTCTGGGTAATGCTGTCGGCTTTCTGGTCAATCGCGGATACTGATTCTTTAACGGTTTTGAATTCCCGCTTTGTGCTGTCCAGGTCGTTTGAAATGGTTGTGGTGGTCTCTTTCAGGCTGCTGACTTTGGTGTTGATGTTATCCGCCTTTTGGCTGATGCTGGAGACATCCTCTTTCAGACTTTCCACCGTTGCTGTGGTGGCATAATCCTGCAATTTTCTGTCAACCGCATCGTTGGCGGCGCTGGTGGCGGTATCCTTTACGTTGGCCGTTACCGTTTCAGTCACTGACTTGGTGACTTCGGTTTTGATCTCATCCGCCGATTGGGAGATGAGGCTTTTAGCGCTTTTCTCTGTTATGTAGTCCCCGCTGCTGGCGTTCCAGGCGGTGGGCGCGTTGCCGTATTGCAGCATGGGGTGAAACAGTTCAAACTTATTGGTGCAGTTGCCATTGCTGTCGAAATCGGCTTTTTTCAAAACACCGTTTTTGCTGGGGGTCCATGTACCATACCGCAGCACCCAGCCGTCTGTCTGCTTAATTTCGAGCTGGTCAGCGGTTTTTATGTAGGCAATGTAATGTTGGCCATCATCGTCCGTAAACGTAATGCCCAGCCGCAGCGCATCGGTGCCAGAAATGAGTTTGTACATAACGGACAGGCATAATGTGACGCCTTTTATAATGCGAGCGCCCGCGGTGTTGAACATAAAATACCCGTTGGTGTTCGCATTGTTTATGGTTGCGCTGCCATCATCGCCATACACCACGCTACTGCCAATGCCGCCAGAGAGGGCGTTCTTGAAGCTCTCACTGCCCAGGATCAGGTTGCCGCCGCCGGTGATTTTGGTGTCTTTTTTCACCTCAGAGGAAAGCCCGTCCACCGTTGCTTTCAGGTCAGTGTACTTGCCGGTCAGGTCGCTGGCCTTTATTTCCAGGCCGTCCACGCTGGTCTTGATCTCCAGCATTTTGCCGGTCAGGTTCTTGTAGCTCTGGCTGTTCACGGCGCTGGAACTTTCCCGGCTGGCGCTGCCTACGCTCTCAAAGCTGGCCTTGCCGGAGGAGATTGTGGCGCTCATCAGGTAGGTGTCGAACTCCCGCCCGCGTGCGTCCTTAACGTGCACGATCTGCCCGCAGGCAAGGCCGGAACTGCTGGGCACCGATACTTTGCAGGGGGTGTAGGTCACGTTTTTCAGCACGTTGTACAGGTTTTGGACAATGCTTTTCAGGTTGGCTTCGGTGCCGGTTGTCAGCAGCAGGTTGCCCTGCACTGCATAGGTGTTGGTGGCGGTGGTGCTGTCGGGGTAGATGACCCCCACGTCGCTGTCTGACTGCCGGATCTGGACTTTCTCAATGGCCTTGACCGTGTAGTCCTCGTAGCTCAGGCTGTCAGCATAATAGGCGGTGCTGTTGCTGGCACCGTCCGGGGTGATTTTAGCAGTGCTGCGCTTGTCTGTGTAGGTCAGGAATTGCAGCTTGCCGTCCGCGTTCATGTGGGCATAGCAGCCTGCCGCTTCCGCCGCCCAGGAGATGATCTGTCGGCAGGTTAAATCGTCCGCATAGAACGCCTGCACGCTGTAGCTGCCATTGATGGGCAGGCTGCTGCTGGCCAGCGCGACCCCCGCCCGCTGGCAGGCCAGCTGTACCAGCTGCCAGATGGTCTTGGGGAACTGCGCCTGATTGGCCCGCAGCCAGCCGGAAAAGTCCGCATCCAGCTTGGACATGGTGTCGTAGGCCGTGACCTTGTAGCTGTTGCGCTTGGTGCGGGTGGGCTTTTCAGCATAGAAAACGCCCACCTTGGTGTGGTTCCCGGCATCGTCCTGCCGGTAGTAGGTCAGGGCGTCCCCGGCAGTAATTTGCAGGCTGCCGCCCGGGTCCGCCCAGATTTCGGCTTCAATGTAGTCCGAAAACGCAGAGCCGATGGCAAATTCCTGTCCGGAGTTCACCGCAGTGTGCAGCGTCAGGCTTTTGACCGCGCTGCCGGGGGAGCCGCCCTTTAACTCGGTGCCGCTTGGGAGAGTGAGAATTGGTTGGAGCAAATATACACCTCCTTTGGTTTTAGTTAGGAGGTAGGAGTGAGAAGTTAGGAGTTCATGGTGTGCGCGTGCGCGCACGGGTTGAAAATTGGGCCGCAATCCCGTAGGAGCGCACATTGTGCGCCCGTCGCCCTGTGGCAAATCCTGTTGTGGCATATACGGCGGGGTTTTCGGAACGGTCAAGACCGTTCCCTACAATGCCGGACCTTAGGCCCGTTTTAACTCCCAACTCCTACTTCCTACCTTCTAACTCTCAATCAGCATTCAATAATGTTAAACTTCAAATTCTTCCACTGTTTCGTCTTGGCATTGTGCCAGGCGATGCCGTATTTGCTGCAGTAGCAGGTGGTGGTTTCGGTCTCGGTGGAAGATCCGGCCTTGGGGTGGGTGAACTGGAATGTGGATTTGCCTGCAAACAGCCCGATGGTGTACTTGTATTCGTCGTCCGTCAGGCAGCTGTACGCAATTGGCCATGTGGCCACTTTTTCGCGCACAACTTCCCGGTGCATTCGTCCGGCTTCATCCCGGCCGGAATCGCTGGAATCCAGGTCGGAATAGCTCGGTTCGATGTCGCAGTCCGGTGCGTACAGGGATTTGCCATCGATCTGGAACAGATTGGTCAGGGTCACGTCACACACCTCCTGTTGCAATGGCCTGTTTGCGCTGCCAGCGCTGTACGGCGCGGCCTACGTCCTCGTCGGTCAGCTCAATGCCGTACACGGCGGAGAGGATCTCCCGCAGCACGGAAACCACGGCTTCAAAGCCCGCCATTTGGCCTGCCTGCAGGTCCTCCATGACTTCGGCCACAGCCTGCTTGATGGTGTCCAGCGGAGCTTCCACGTTGGTGCCGTGGCTCTGATCGCCCAGCACGGCCAGAAACTCCCGGTTGGCCGGGATGACCGCGCCCTGCGCGAGATAAGGAATCTGCGGGGCAGTCAGGGTGCTGATGTTAAACCCAACATGCCCGCCGCCGAACAATTCCGGCAGGTCGAACGACAACCCGTTCAGCGCGTTGATGACCGCATTGATGCCGGTCACAACGGCGGAGATCATCCGATTGATGAAGCCGATGATGCCATTGACGGCGGTCTTGATGGCGTTCGTCATCTTATCCCAGACGGTGCTGACCGTGTTGCCGATGGCCTGCCAGGCAGCATCCCAGTTGCCACGGAACACGGCGCTTAAAAAGTCCGCCAGCCCACGCAGCACAACAACGGCCAGATCGATGGCATCCGCAATAGCCCCAACGGCCACGCCAACAACGTCCGCAATGGCGTTGAATACCTCAGCAAATGCGGGGCCGAACGTGGCGATAATCCACTTGGCCACCGGGGCCAGCAGGTTGTTCCACAGGTCCAGCAGGCAGTTGGCAACGCTTGCCACCAGCAAAAGAATGTCATCCCACAGGGGCTTGAGATGGGAGGACCAGAGGGTAGATAAAATCTGCATCAGGTTAGTAAGGATCGGCTGCAAAACGTTCTGCCACAGGGTGGTAAAAATGCCTTGCAGGTTTTCCAGCGCCAGGGCGGCACTCTGGACAATGGGCTGGCCGTACTCGGCCCAGGTCAGCTGAACGCCGCCCAAAAGATCCTGCCAAACGGTCAGGGCAGCGGTTTTCATCTGCTGCCAGGCTGCATCCCACAGCGCGGCGGCGGGGGCAAGCACAGCCTGTAATGTAGCCCAAAAATTTTGCAGCTGCTGGTTTAATAGAGCCGGCGGGCTTAACTGTGGCGGTTCGGCATCTGCGGCTTTGATTGTTGCAGTGCTGCTGCTTTTGCGGGTGGTGGAAGCCGCCGCAGCTCCGGCACTTTCGGCAAGAGAAGCCTGCAGCCGGTCCAGCTCATCAAATTCCGCAACGCTGCGTTTGGCGGCCTTGGCTGCTTTGGTGGTGCCACTGGCAAGTTTGGCCTGGGCTTTGGCGGCTTTGTTGGCGCTGACTGCTGCTGCGGCGGTCTGCTGCTCAAACTTTTCCACCGGCACGGCGGAGAACGCAGCGTTTACACTGCGGCTTATTTTTTTCAGGGCAGTGCGCAGGCCGTTCAGCGGCTGCTGCGCGGTGTGGGGAGTGGTTTGTGTAGACAGGGCAACCTGAAGGCTGCCTGCATAGGATTTTGGCAAAAGCATCTACCTCCTTATGGGGACTTAATTGGCCAACAGGCGCTGCAGCCGCTGGCGTTCCGCTATCTCTGCCGGATTCAGGCGGGGGCGCAGGTCAACCATGGCTTTGTTTTTGCGGTAGTAGTCCTGTTCCCACGGCTGCAATTTTTGGCCGTGGCGCAGCTTGCTGCGCACCCGCAGCAGGGTAGCCAGCTGGCCGTCCCCAATGCTGTTGAACCAGGCCATAAAGGTCCACCAGTGCAGATAAGGCAGGGCGCGCACTTCGCACCCGGCGGCTTTGTTGATGTCGGCGGCAATCAGCGGGGCGTCCTGTTCCCAGTCCAACAGCGGCGGGGCAGGGGAGCGGGGCAGCGTTTGCCCGCAGTTCAAAAAATCTGCCAGCTTCTGCATGGCCTCCGGATAGTCGCTGCGCGGCAGATCGCCCTCATAAAATAGGGCCAGGGCCACCCGCCAGCGGATGAATTCCGGCTCGCTGGCATCGTTCAACCGATGCAGAATATCCAGAATATCGCGGTAATCCGAATGAATCGAATATGCTTTTCCGCCAACCTCCAGCCGGGTAGGCAGCCGCCAGCTGCTCATACCTGCACCCCGCGCGCGGCGCGCGCTGCCTGGGCCTGCTGCACGGCCAGCGTGGCTTTGGCATCCGCGCACTGGCGGGCACCGGCTTCCAGAATGGGCTGCAATGCCGCAAACAGATTGGTGATGACCCGCTCGCCGTTGCCGGCAACCGCCAGCAGATTGGTGCCGCCCAGCATGGCGTCAAAATCATTGCCGGGGCCAAATACTTCCGCCAGCAGCCCCTTGGCGCGCTGATCCGCCTGGGCCAGCAGCTGTATGGCATCGGTCCCAGTGGGGCTTTGCGCCTGCACCTGCTGTTCCAGCTCTTGCAGCTGATTTTGCAGGGTGCAAAAACGGCTGTAAACATTGGGGTCGCTGGGGTTAAAGCGCAGCACTCCGCCGCCGTGCTCCGGCCCGCCATTGACCGCGTATTCGCGCAGGCCGGTATCAATCGTAAGTTGTTCCATAAAGCCTCCTTTAATGTAACAGAAATCTGTAATAACGATAGATAAAAAATGGTGAAGCGCTGCTGCACACTTCACGAAGAAAAAAGGTGAACAAGAGAATTTTGGTGTACCCTCTGCCAAGGGAACGCCAAACAAAACTTACAGCGGAAATACCGGAATCCTAGGGTGTATCTGAAAAGTCAAAAATTTAGTCTATTTCTACAAACATAGTGGGATTTTGCCTTAAAAAGCCTTGGAATCCACAAAGGATTCCTGTGGCTCTTTGCCTTAAATCCTGCTTGTGTTTGCGCAATATCCATCTTTTTCTTGTTTTCAAATACACTTTAAGGCAGGTGAACGATATTGGGAAAAGAAATCCTAAACGTAAAACGCAGCCCGGCAGCCGCCGATTTGGGCATTATACAGAACAATAAAAAGATAGCGAAAAACCTATCATTCCAGTATTCTGTAAAATTCTGGACCTTGTGGCTATCATAACGCAATATTACAGAAATGTCAACAATAAAATTCAGAAAACCGAAATTGCGATGGAATACCGGTACCGTAATACTCCACAAAAGCCCGCAAACATAAAAACTCTCCGCCGCACAGTGCAATGTTGTGGGCGGAGGGAGAGCCGTGTTTAGAGTGATTTGCTGCGTTAGAGCGCGGCAGCAAAACAAAAATGATGCAGACAAAAGTAAACGAGAGGAGATAAGCAGACCGGAAACATCCGGCACAACACAACAAAAAAGCTCCAGCGCCTTCTACCCTTATGGCGCTGGAGCGAACTTACTTGATTGGAGTCATAGCCTCATACCCGATTGTATTATTTTTCGGACCGTTTGCACATTTTCATGGCAACCTCATCCTTTAACTTTGATCGAATGTTTTTAAACCTGGTTTTCTTTGTTTTGCAAATCGGAAACGGGTTTCATTCGCTGTTGTTCGATGATTTTGCGTTTGCTTGAAATTTCTGATTCCCTTTGGTTCGTTATTTGCTGCCTGGAAACATTTTGCAAGGAAAACGATTCTTGGTGCATCTGTGGAACGGGGAAGTGAACTTCAATAATTTTGTGCAGGGTACCTGAATTTGATGCCAGAGGTTGATTCCTCTTTGCTCTAGTACATCGGAGTTTCTCCTTTTGGGGGGCGGTGCGCTTGCACCAGCCAGATCAGGTGAAGCATTATTTGTTCGGCGGAGTTAGATCTTTCATAACAATCACCGGTGATTCTGGGTTTCTATTTACGCTTTTGCGTACCAGGTTTTGAACCTGTAATTTTCTATTTAGAATCCTGTCGTCAGTTCTTCATCTAATCTATGTAAACGCGGGGAACTTTTTCTGACGGGATTTCCTGAGCACTGCATTTTAAGCAAGCTACGAACCTTGCATCTTAACTTTTATATCTTTTACAGGTAATGACCTGCGGCTGTTAATGAGGTTCGTTTGCTTTCAGCAGGCCCAGGCCCGCCGGTGATGAATGGGATCTTTGAAATTAGCCATTGGACTTGAGCCTCCTTCCTTACGAATCCTGCCGGCTTTGCCATCTTACTTTCAAGTCCTTCGGTAGCCTCCCGGTCCCTGCTTTCCCGGAGTTCTTCAAGTGTTCCCATTTAGACCTCTTACTGGAAGCCTTTGCGAAATCTGCTTGAAGCTGTCGGGAAAACTGCCGTGCCTTGTTCCGATGCTATTGAAAGTGGCTTTTGCTTGGAGCTTTTAGCTCCTTATCTCCGGCTGTTTTCTTTCTGTGACTATACTATACAATACCCTAAGGAATTTGTCTATTCGCAGATATCCCAAACAAAATATGAATTATTCGTGCATGTTATGGATAGATATTGCCTTGACAAATGTGGTATAATAAATATGTTG